CGCGTTTCGCTCGTAGAAGAAAAACCCGTCCGCGACGGCGGCGGTCAGTTCCTGCTCCAGTTCCCGCAGCGGCGGTTCGTCCTGGGCGAGTGCCAGAAGATTTCCAGAATTATTCGTCGGTTTCATCGGTTGTCTGTGTTTGGTGGGTGGGAAAGTGGTTTTATCGAAGATTTAACGGTTTGATGACATCCTGTTCGATCTGGCTCCGGGAGAAGTAAGCCCATTTGTTGACCTTCACCGGGAGCGGCGTAATCACCTTGTTCGTGATCATTTTTTCGACGTCGTTCCGGCTGAAGCCCAGCGCGCGCAACATCGCCATGACTTCGCCTCTTCGCATCAAAGGTTTTTGGCTCATAGGTGGGGCGGGATTAAGAGAGCGATGGCAAAACGATAAATCGTAAGCTGGCGCACATGGCCGGTCAGCCGAAGATCGGAAAGCCATCTCAAAAACGGTTTTTGTGGAGCACCGTAGGAACCGACCCGAAGCCGGAAATGCCGCGAACTGAGTTCAATCCCTTTGCTCGCCAATCCCGGATTTTTTGCCAGCCATTCAAAATATCTCAGCTTCATGGCCGTTCCTCCGGTTGCGCCTTTTTTCCGCTGCCTTTGCAAACGGGGCATTTACGATCGCGGGGGTTGCCCTGCCAGAAAATGCGACGGACGGTGCGCAATCCTCCGCAATAGCCGCACGGCTTTGTGACTGGTTCTGTGGTGGGTGTGGTCTGATTCATAAAATGGGTTCAATAACTGCCTCCTCCGCGCACGGCTAAAATCTCGTCATCCAGATACTGCGGTGGATCCAGCGCCAGATACCGGCAGAGGTCCACCGGGTCTTTGCACGCGCCGTGCTGGCCGTCCATGCCCGTCCATTCCTGCAAAGCGTAGATCATGTTCTTGCAGTTTTCCGTCACCAGTAGCCGGGGCGAATTGTCCACCGCCACGTTGCCTTCCCGCTGCCAGCGTTCCACGTCAAAATAAAGCAGGTCATTGATCACATCAATGCCCTCTTGCTGATGCTCCCCCGGGGTGGGGTCGAAATACATGCCCAGCTCCGCCATGCTCTCGATCAGCGTGATGCTCTGGCTGTGCGCCAAAGTGGGTGCGGCTCCAAAGCGCGAATCCATGGACCGGCTCCAGATCGTCTCCGCTTTTTCCCATTCCCGGCCTTTGCCCGGCGTCAAATCCTTCCGCTGGAGTGCGGTCTGGATCTGCGCGTCCTTCCAGCCTTCGCTCCGCAAAATCTCTTCCACGTAACGGCGGAGTCCGAAGCCCCACGGCTTTTGGGCATCGCCCCGCTTGCCGTCATGCTTCTTGCCATCCGGCATCGCCCAGGTGCCCGGATTGCCCACGCCCGGGATATACAGGTCCGGCGAGGGCCATTCGCGATAGATCACGATCGTCCGCAAATCCGGCAATGCGCGGGCCCAGATCATAAACCAGTTGCGTCCGCTGCACGGGTCCAGATAATGCCGGTTCGTTCCCTGTGGCGCGAGTTCACGGAATTTCTTTTGGCTGATGACATGCACCTCGCGCCGGAAGGTCGGGAACTGTGCGCCAATCGCCTTGTTCGCCACCCCGTAGCAGCGCAGCAAAATGCCCTCCCGGCCCTTGGCCTTGGCTTTCTTGATTATCTCCGGCGCGTTGCCAAACGGATTGTCGAAAATGTGGAAGTAAACGATTTTCAAATCGGGATACATCGCCTGTTGCACCCGGGGGACTTTTTCGTAATTGCCCGATGGCTCGCCGTCCTCGCGCAGCACCGGCAGCAAATGCGCATCCACCTCCAGCACGGTCTGTGCGCCGTCCAGCAATTCCTTGACCGTGGCCGTGTAGCCTTCCACCGCGGTAAACGTGATGATGAGCACGCCCCCGCGGGTGGCCAGGCGGAAGCGCACGGCGTCAATCCATTCCTTGGTCACCAGTTCGTCCATCCAGCAAATATCCAGTTCCTCGCCCTCGATCGTGTTCAGGTCCTGGGCGTAGTTTTTGAACCAGCATTGCGCAAGGTTCGGAGCCACGAAAGTGGGAGTGATGCCGGCGAATCCGTTCTTTTGCGTGTAGCTGATATCGGCCACTTTGGTTTTTTTCAGCCCGCGCCATTCCGGGGGCAGATACTTGTAAATTCGCGGCTGCTGTTGCGCGATGGAACTGGGGCCGTTGGTATGGAAACACCAGGCCCTGGACTTCGCCTTTTCCACCAGCTTCCGCACCACCCGCGAGGCCGCATACTCCGATTTGCTGGAACGGTTGCCGCCGGAAATATACACCTCGCTGCCGCCCATGATTTCATGGGGCGTGTCGTCGCGCGGATCAATCAGCACCACTTTGTTGCCGCGCACCAGCAGGTCATCCACCACATGCCAGATGTCCGGCTCGTAGCCATGACGAAACGGGTCGGTTTCCCGCGCCTCGATGTCCCTTTGCCGCGCGGTCATGAACTTCACAAACTCGTCCGGCTGCTCCCGCAACGCCGCTTCCATCTGCGCACGCGTCGGCAGCGGATAAATCACATCGTCCACCGGCACAAACGGCAGCACAGGAATGGAAGCGGGCGCAGTCATGGCGTTTAACGATCGAGCACGGTGAAGTTTCCTTTGCCTGCGTCGGTCAGCAGGTCCTCCAATTCGTCGGCGATTTCGTCATCATCAAGGTCCGCCGCCTCTGCCGTTTTGAGGTATTCTTTCAAGGCCTCCAGCAGATTGCTTTTCGCCAGTTCCTTTTCATCGTATTCGCTCATAATCTTTGGGTTGGCGGATTAGAACGGGCAGTCCTGTTTGTCTCCGGCTTCGAAAACCGCGTCGTCTTCGCGGGTTTGAGGCACGAGTTGCGGACGGGGTATCACGCCCGCAGATTGCAATTCCCACTGGCTGATGGGCCGCGCATCGCCCTGGTGGGCCGCTCCACGGGCAATCTTCTCTTCGCAAAACGTGATGCGATAGATCGAAGCCGGGTTCACCAGTTGTGTGACAAAAGAGCCGTCAGGTTGCGGCACGTCCACGCGCAACATGGCGGTGCCGTATTGATTATCTTTGCTAACGAGTCCGCCGTAGCGAACGTGCCCCATCAGCTCTACCACCGCCCATTGCGGCTGTTGTTCAGTTTCATTTTCCATAATCTCGGTGTTCTTCGGGTTCTCCGTAGTTATTCCTTGGGAGCGGGTGTCTTCGTTTCCTCAAGGAATTTTCCGATACGCCAATTGACATCCTCCGCCGCCCCCATCGTTTGCTGAGGCCATCCGTGTGGACTGCTCGCGCGCTGGAACACCGCAAAGAAATTGTCCATCACGCTCGTTCTGGCGGACGCCAATTCATTCTCCCGCCGCAACTGTTGGAGCTCTTCCTGGGCACGTCCCAACAACTCCCGGGCTTCTTCCAGTTTGGAACGATTTCCCATCAGGCTATAGCCCTTCTCAAAAGCCTCCGCTGGTGAGAACGATTCATAGCCGTCCTCGTAGCGCACATAATAGCCGCCGGCCTCGGGATGGTGCTTCGCAAAATATTCCTCGGAAACCGCTGCGGAGTTTCCGTAGTCATCCATCAGCAGATCGCACGAGATCGTGGTGATCTTGAACGCCTCTACGATTTTGTGGCACTGCCATTTCGGAATGCCGGGTTTGCGGGTGGTCTCTTGGGACTTCGCGTAATTCGATATGCCCGATGCGGCCATTGCGCCACCTGCTAATGCTGCTCCGTAGATGCTCATACTATTTTTCCTTTCTTTGTGTCTTGGTGTCTTCGTGGTTAAAAATCAGTCCTCCTCCTCCGCCAGCGGGTGCTGTTGCCGGTGCGCGTCGTTGTTGCTGTAAAGCTGTTCCCCGTCCGGATTCCGGAACCGGGCAAACTCTTTCTCGAAAATCAGTTCGACATCACCCACCGGGCCATTGCGCTGCTTGGAAATGATCACGGTTGCCTTGCCCGCCACCTCTATTTTTTCCTCTTCGCTCTTCGCGTAATACTCGGGTCGATAGGCCATGCAGATCAGGTCGGCGTCCTGCTCGATCGCGCCGCACTCGCGGATGTCGCTCATTTGCGGCCGGCATTTTGGTCGCTTCTCCACCTCGCGTGAGAGCTGGGCGAGGACGATCACCGGGATATTCAACTCGCGGGCGGTGTTCTTGATCGCGGCGGAGATTTCCGTCAGCTCCAGCACCCGGTTGTTTTCCCCGCGTTTCGTCCCGGATTTCATCAACTGCAAATAGTCGATGATGATCAGTTTCACCCCGTGCTTCGCCACTGCCCGCCGTGCTTGGGCGCGGAATTGCTCGATGCGAATTTCCGGCGTGTCGTCGATGAAGATCGGCGCGGCACCAATCTCCTTCATCGGCGTATGCAATCCGGCCAGTTGCCCGTCATTCATAAAGCCGTCGCGCACGCGCTGCAGGTTTAGTTTTGCCCGCGAACAAATGAACCGGGTCGCAATGTCTTCATACCCCATTTCCAGCGAGAAAATGCCCACCGCATCCCCGCGATCTACTGCCACGTGCTCGGCAACATTGAGCGCCATCGCCGTCTTGCCCATGCTCGGACGGCCGGCAATCACGATCATGTTGCCTTTCTTCAAACCGTTCGTCATCCGGTCGAGCGACGTGAACCCCGTCGGTAAACCCTGCGTGCGGCCCCGGCTGTTGTAGGCGGCCTCGATCTGGTCCACCGCCGCCATTGCGCCTTCGTAGATCGGGCGCAAATTATTCCGCTGTCGCTCGCTCAAATTCAGCTTGGTGGCATCGGACTGGAATTCATCCACGATTTCTTTCGCTTCGTCCTGGTCATTGTAGCAGCGCCCCAGCGTCCGACGGCACAGCGCGATCACTTCGCGCAACGAATGCTTCTCCAGCAGGATGTCCAGATACCGTTCGAGATTCGCCGCCGTCGGTACGTAGCCGAACGCATCCGCCACCGCGCCCGGGCCGCCCACTTCATCCAATGCCCCCTGATCGCTCAGAGCCTGGGTGAACGTCACCATATCCACCGGCATGCGCGCCTCGTGCATCGCCTGCAACACGCCGAACATGGTGAAGTTCGCCGGGATGTGGAAATGCGCCGGCGTCACCGCCCGTTCCGCGCATAGGTCCATGC